ATAACTGGGTAAAGAAATACGATTTGCTTAAGTTTAGAGGAAAAGGAAGAAGTCTCACAACAGCTGGTCCTAAAAGAGAAAAGTCGGCGGCTCAAGTTGATGCTGAGAAGCGTAAAAGAGAATTGCGTAAGAGAAGTGAATTGCAAAGAAAAAGGATGGGAAGATGAGAAGAAGTGTAACAGCAAAAGACATTTATACATTTGCAAAGCTTGATATGGTGTATAACCAAGTAAGAGTTATTGAAGCCAAGCAAAATGAAACAAAATACAAGTGCCTCGGCTCTGGCGAGTGTTGCCATATCGGACTTGTTATTCATATGACAGAGTGTGCAAATATTGCTTTTAAATTAAGACAGCAATACTATCTTTACTGGGAAGACAAGGGTAAGACTTTTGCTGATGAGTGGATTGATGGCGTAGTTGAAGATTTGAAGAAAGCAATGTATGATGAAACCTGGCAGCCTGGCGGTGAGTCAAAGCAATTCTGTGCTTTCTACAAAGGTGGATGTACCATCTATGGTTACAGACCAATGGTGTGCAGAACATTTGGCACTATTTCCACAGTAGATGACTATTGCCCAAGAATTAGAAATGCTAACGGCTCAATTGATTATTTCACTGGTGACACTGTAAGAAAGGTAATTATGCAGTTCCAGGATTTGCTCAAAGAGTATACAAATGGAAAAGATCTAGGCTACAACATGACTGTTTATATGCCATTAGGCGTTCTTAGCTTCATGCTTGAGCCAGAAGAATTGATTGAACTAGAAAAGACAACTGATTCCAAATTCTGGAAGGGCGTTGAAGGCTGGTTTAATTACAGAGTTCAGTTTACAAAAGAGCATGGTTATGACTATGACACTCTCAAGAAAGAAGCTGACGCTGTTAAGGTAGAGCTAAGATTCCCTCAACACGATCCAGTTGAATAATGATTGTATGGTCAGATAATCAAGCTGCATCGGTAAGTGTTGGCTATGGCTATGTTCCAGATAACCTGTACGGTCAAATATCAAAGAGCGATTTACCAATAAGAAAGAATGACTCTACTGCTCCGTCAGAAATTCAAACCTTGCTTGATGGTTTCTCATTTGGTTATATGACAACCAGAAAGTCTTATGATGAAATCGTCATCAATCACTCAATGCCAGAATTTTTTATAGAATCAAGCATATACTCAATTGGGCTTACATACTGGGAAACAAATAAGCTACCAGATTCATGGGTTGTTGATTGCAATAGAATGAATGAGGTTTGGACTACATCTCGTTTTATGCGTGATGTATTTATAAATTCTGGAGTGACTGTTCCAGTATATGCTTTTAACCTCGGTGTTAATCCAGACATATTCTTCCCAGTAAAGCGACATCCACATGCTCCATTTACATTCTTAAGCATTGGCTCTCCTTCAACCAGAAAGAACTCTCAGACAGCTGTAGACGCTTTTATAAAGGTGTTTGGCGGTAAGGAAGGGTATCGCTTGATATATAAATCAAACGGTCCTCCAGATGCCAGGAGTATTAGCAATGGCATGAAGGATCGGTTATCTCATCCGCAAATAGAAGTAATTGACTGGGAAGTTAGCACTGAAGAGCTAGGTCGTATTTATGATTGCGCTGATTGCCTATTGTACCCAACCAGTGGTGAAGGGTGGGGTTTGATCCCATTTCAATCTATAGCAAAAGGTATTCCAACCATTTGCACTAACGCAACAGCGTGTGAAGAGTTTGCGGATATGTCTATTCCTCTTGATTATGAGTGGAGTAATGAAAAGATGAGTGGTATATACGAAGGCGCTGGATTATGGGCAAAGCCAAATTTTGATGATTTATGTGATAAAATGTTATATGTTGTAAACAACTATGAAGAAGTGTCTAATAAGACATTTGCTTCTGCCCAGTATATTCATGAGAATATGACTTGGGAAAAAGTTTCAAAGGACTATGTAGATAGATTATGGCAGATATTGAAGTATTCAAAGGAGAAACTCTCCTAGACGAGTTAAAGAAAGTTGAAGAAGTTGGTTTGCTCTATGTAAAGGGCTATACTTATTCTGAAATAGCAACTCTTCTTTCATTGCCTATTGATAAAACAAAAAATCATGTAAAAGAGTACAAGAAGATTCTTAATCGCCAGGCTGAGGATGATCCATATTTTCTTGAGAAGCTGCAATTTAATACAATTAAAGCGCTGCAAGAGTTTGATCAATTAAGCAAAGAAGCTTGGGAAACAGTTAATATTGCAACCGATCATGGAATGATTCCTGCAAGAATTCAAGCAATTAAGCTTGCGGGTGAATTAGCTACTAAAAAAGCACAGCTACATAAACTATTAACTGGCAATACGACTGACAACCAGTACATTGCAAGAATGCAGAAGGCAGAGAATGTGAATCAAATTCTATCCAAAGTGCTGCGTGATGTCATTGGTCTACATCCAGAAATTGCAAATGAGGTTCGTAAAGAATTAGAAATCGCATTTGAAATTATGAATGCGGATGCATAGTGATGACCGATACCCCTACCATAAAGGTTTATACAATGAGACCCCTTTTGACCCCTCATAAAGGTTTTAAAAACTCAGATCAACCAATATCTCAAGGTGGTGATCAATCATGAGCGAATTCATGGGGATGAATCTTGAGCTAAAAGACTTTGATCGTCTTTTGCGCCAAGATGATCTTATAGAAACTCCTGTTGATATTCAAACATTTGTACAAGATAAAGAATATTTAGGTTTACCTCCGCTTTCTGATATTCAATTGGAAATCGTAAGACATTCTACACAAATTTTTAAAGAGCGTACATTGATTGCGATTTATGGAGAAGAAGAAGGAAAGAGATGGTATAAAGAATATACAGATAATGAAGTTATTTGTATGCTCGGTAAAGGTTCTGGAAAAGACCATTGTGCAAGAATATCTATGGCGTATACAGTATATCTAATTCATTGCCTTAGAGATCCATTAATTTATTACGGTAAGGCTCATGGTGTTTATATAGACTTGCTTAACCTTGCTGTTAATGCTCAACAAGCACAAAGAGTATTCTTTGAACCATTTAAAAACTTATTATTAAGATCTCCTTATTTTAATAGAGTTGGATTTGAACCAAGAGTATCAGAAATATTTTTCTTTTCACGCCCTGTTAGATGTTTTTCTGGTCACTCTGAATCTGAAGGTTGGGAAGGTTATGAAGTAATGACAATCATTTTGGATGAAATTGCAGCTTTTAAAACTGATGCGGAATTGCGTGGAGAAACGAGATCAAAAGGATCTGCGTCTGCAATTTATAATATGTCTAAGCTTTCTATCATGTCTCGTTTCCCAGAAATAGGTAAAGTAATTCTTTTGTCTTTCCCTCGTTATAAAGGTGACTTTATTCAACAGAGATATATTAATTCTAGAGAAAAGAAAGAACCAAAAACTTGGTCAATTAAAGCTGCAACATGGGAAGTTAATCCTACGATTAAGCGTGAGCAATTAGAATCGGAATATGTTAGAAATCCTGTTGAAGCTAGAAGTCGTTTTGAATGTGAACCTCCAAACATGGAAGATGCTTACTTTAGAGATCCAGATCTGGTAAGGAAAGCGTTTATGTATGGTGAAGACCCAATTGATGAGAATGGTAATTTTAAAAATTGGTTTAATAATACTGATGGTCAAGTTAGATTTATTCATATTGACTTGGCATTAAAGCGAGATAGAGCTGCGCTTAGTATGGTGCATTGTACTGGATTAAAAGAGGTTAAAACATTAAATGGTGTTGAACAATTGCCAGTAGTTAATGTTGATCTTGTTTATTCATGGGAAGCTTCTGTTAACAAAGAAATTAACTTTGCTTCAATTAGACAAATGATTATTGATTTGTGTAGGAAATTTGATGTAGCAAAAGTTACATTTGACCGCTGGCAATCAATTGAAATGATTCAAAGCTTGAGATCTCAAGGTATCAATGCTGATTTCCATTCCGTAAAGAAAACGGATTATGATACCTTAATGACTGCCATTTACGATACGAGATTGCGTGGTTATTGGAATGAGCTATTAGTTGAGGAAGAACTATTAAAGCTTAAATTATTTGGAAATAATAAAATTGATCACCCAAACTCTGGATCAAAAGACTTAGCTGATGCTGTTACTGGTGCAACATTTGTTTGTATTGAAAATATGGCAATTGATGCGGAAGTGGAAATAGAAATCCTCGCTCCAGATAAGTATTATGAAGATAATGAGGATATGCCTGAATTTGGGACTGTAAGAGTGTATAATGATAATCTTGGGCAATTCGTTCCAGGATATGGTGAAACAAAGGTGGATGCAGAACAATGGTTGGAAAATCTCTAGAAAATCTAAA